ATCAGGTTAACGTAGGCTGTCAACACCTACGTTTCCTTGTTACCGGATAAGTCCGGTTGCTGTAATCAGCTTTATTTAACTGATATACATATTATATCACTTGATTTGCTGATTCATAGGTCTTTTTAGCACTTTTTTTAAATATTTTTAAGGATAACTTATGAAGCGCACTGAATTCACTCAGCCGTGGTTAGATGCACTTGGGAGTGGTGAGTATAAGCAGGGACAACACGCACTTGAATGCGATTCGGCATACTGCTGCCTTGGTGTTGCGGCGAAATTAATGGGCGCGGGATTTGATGATACTTTTGAGAATTACGATGCTATTTCAACGCTTCTAGGGATGTCCAAAGAAGAGCGCGGCAAGCTCATTACCTATAACGACGGAGATGGGCTCACTTTTCATGAGATAGCGGACGAGATAGAGAAGATGCTGGAGCCAGCAGAATGAGCATTGAGGCAATGTTATGGGCATTTAAGCAGAGTCTAGACCGATCTGCTGAGAAGCTGGTACTACTTGAGCTATCAAACCATGCGGGAACTGATAACACAGCATGGCCTTCACTGGTTCGCATATGCAATCAGACTGGGCTGAACCGCAAGACCGTTATATCTGCATTAGATGGCCTTGAGGAAAAGCAACTTATCCGCGATACAGGAGAACGCAAGGGAGCATCTTTGCAGATTAAGGTGTACCGACTGAGTTTAAGGGGTCTCAATGAGACAGTCCCGGAAACGGTATCCTCTTCTGAGACAGTCCCGTTTTTACCAGAGACAGTTCCGTTTTTACCATCAGACAGTACCGAAAACGGTACACGGAATCTGTTATTGAATCTAAAGGAATCTATAAAACATAATACCCTCGCTCAGCAAAGCTTCGCTACTTTTTGGGATGCATATCCTAAACACCCAAGAAAGCAAGCCAAGAGCAAATGTTTTGATATGTGGAAACGCAGAGGTTGTGAGCATAAGTTAGACCTGATATTGAAACACTTGGAGTTTTCTAAGGGTGAATGGTTAAAGGAAGGCAATAAATACGTTCCAATGACCTCAAGTTACATTAATGCTGAAGGTTGGGATGGTTGGGAGCATGAAGAAGAGAAAAGCCAGTGGGTTAACTCATAGGAGAAAAAAATGTATTACGAAGAAAAGCTAATAGATGGGGTTTTGCACTACAGGATGCTTCCCAAAGGTGAGTGGACGAAGATGACAGATGCAGACTTGACTATCAAATTGATTGCAACTAGGCAACAGTTGAATGCGCTGAAAGCAATTATCCGCGAAGGAGACAATCATGATTGAAATAGAGCATCTTGACTATCACGAAGATAAAGTAATAAACGGAGTACTGCATTACCGTGACGGAGCAAGCTGGAAGGAATACAGCAAGGAAGAGTTAACGGAAATGTACATGATCGAACAAGAGTCTTTTGATAAGTACATTGATCGTTCTTTCACGGAAGGGGTTTAAATGACGGAAAAAATGACAGGAGAAAGATACGCTTATTTAAGTAAAAACATGGATGCCTCTCTGACAGAGGAGGAATACAAAGCAGGATGGCATTTCTGTTACGACTGGGATGGAATGCTTATTCACGAAAGTTACCCTGAGTTTAAGTGCTGTTCATGTAAAGATGAACCAGAAGAATGTCAATAAACGTTCTCTTATCTCACGTCAAAGGGGTTAAAAAGGCTGGACGCGCTGCCTGGATGTGTAATTGTCCTAGTCACGCAGACAGAAGCCCGTCCATGAAGATTACTCAGGCTGAGGACGGCAGGATACTGATTCATTGCTTCGCTGGCTGCTCTACTCAGGACATTCTCGGAGCAGTCGGCCTGACGATGGATGACTTATTCGAGGATACGCTTTACCACAGAGCGAAACCACTTAGGCCAGGGATATATCCGCGTGATGTACTTAAGGCTCTCAAGACTGAGTTTATGATTGTGATGATTAGCGCGTTTGACTTACGTAAAGGAAAGGCGCTTAGCGAGGTTGACATGTCACGTCTTGACTTAGCTTACGAGCGATTCTCTAACGCAGTAGAACTAGCGGAGATTGAATGAAAAGAGTTTTTGTTTCTATAGACACACAAAAAGAATTGATGAGAAGGTACAGACATTCAAGCGAAGGAATGTTTGAAACAAACTCTATTTTTCTTGAATACCCAACGCCGCAAGAGGTGGAGAAATTTAGAGAAGACCCTCTTGGATTTCTTGCTGACTTTGGAAAAAACGTAACGGGGCTGGATCAATGAAAACATGGGATGAAGCATTTGACGCAGCAACAACCGAAGAACGAAAAACAGTAAGACGGTGGAAGCCTAGCAAGCCGCTAAGATGGGGATCAGCACTAACTCTTGACGCAGGCGATAAGAACCAATGTCCAACATGCGGTCACTTCTTTGCTTCCACGTATGCTTTTGACGCACACCGAACCGGGCCATTCGGGACAGAGAAGAACCCCAAGAGTAACCGGCGCTGTCTGACTCTCGCGGAGATGGTCGGGAGGGGCATGGTACGCAATTCACACTTCTGGTGGGTAAGTGGGGCTAATCCGATAGCTAGAAATGCCTCAGATTGAAAGCGTACAAGGACTCACACGCATTATTTTTCTTCGGCAATGGTAAGGCATGGGTAAGGGTAAGATAATCGCTATAAGAGCTTATAGGAGGGTTTATGGAGGCGTTCAGGCTTAAGGCTGCGGTCAATACAGCGGCAGCGGGAAGGTTAACCATGTTTCTGGCTGGCTTGTTGGGAAACAAAAGAGAGTTTCGTGATGAGGGTGAGCTTATAACAACGATTGTAAAAGTAGCGTACTGGCGAGGAAAAATTTATATGCTTGACTATAGGCACGAAAGCAATGATAAGTAGTCAGGAGGCGCAGTTAAACGTACTGGACAAGCTGAGTATACCGAAGATTGACTTCAAGCAGTATCTTGAATCACGAAAGGAGGGTGAGCAGAACGTAAAGAGTCCTTTTGAATACCGTGAGGAATTGCACAATCGCATACTCGGTATCGGCGCGGAGAATGGGGCCACGCTTCCGTGGGAATACACCCATAGCAAGTTTCGCTTTCGCCCTGGAGAAGTAACGCTCTGGTACGGGATCAATGGACACAAAAAGAGCATGGTAACAGGGTTTGTGGCTATTGACCTGATATCTCAAGGGCATAAAGTTGCCATCGCTTCGCTGGAAATGTCGCCTACGACCACGTTAGCCAGGATGATGCCGCAAGCCCACGGCGGACGGTGCAATACCACGGATCAGGCGGACGAGTTTCTGGATTGGTGCGCTGGCAAACTTTGGCTGTACGACAAGCGCGGAACCGTGAAAGTCGATACGATTCTAGGTGTGCTGTACTACTGTGCCGAACAGCTAGGCGTTACTCACTTTTTCATTGACAGTCTCATGAAGTGCGTACGCGGAGAGGATGATTTTAATGGACAGAAAGCGTTTGTTGACGCGGTATGTGCCGCAGCCCATGACTTACAGATTCACGCTCACGTCATCCACCACAGCAAGAAGCTGTCTGATCCAAAGGCAAGACCCGGAAAGTTTGACGCGAAGGGATCGGGCGCAATCGTTGATCAGGTGGACAACGCTATAGCTGTTTTTCAGATACCGGAAGAGGGGAAGAAACCGGATGACCCTGATAATGGAATCTTTATCGATAAGCAGCGTAACGGGGAATGGCAGGGAAAGATAATGACGTGGTTTGACCGCGACAGTCTACAGTTTAAGAGCGGTATGCGGGAATGGTGCAAGCAATATATGTCAATAAGTACTTGACAATGTATGTTAAATGTGATACACTTAATGTAAGTAAAGGAGTTAATTAATGGTTCAAAATGAATAAGTACGACACGTATCATAGAGTGTATCGCTGCTTATTGTTTTCATCTTTTCTCGCATATCACACAGACGAAGGCGCTTTAGTGCTTGCGATTATATGTCAAGCCATACAGGACGCGATGGGGTTATATGATGCTGATAAAGAGAGAGTATACATAAGCGGTAGTCGCAGGTCAAGAGGTAAACGTAAGTTTATTACACGTCAGAATGAAGCGCAAGAGTGGTTCAGAGATAAAAAGCATTACGTTTACTGTGATGCTATACGTCTGGATCGTGAGTTAGTTGATAGGTTGCTGAAAACTAAATGCGGAGTTGAGTTATGAGCAGAGAAGATGATGGCGGATACGTTCAAGGCGGAATGACGCTGCGGGATTACTTTGCTGCAAAAGCGTTACAGGGATTGCTGGCCTCAGCAGAATGCGATTCTGTAGACGAGGACGATGTGGAAGCGGCGGATGAACGCATGGAGTGGGCTAGGGGCGCGTACGCAATGGCAGACGCTATGCTGGAGGCCCGTAAATGACAGCGCGAGACATTATAGCTATCAAGGCTATGGAGGCCGAACTGTCCAGTTACAACTACGATGACGACGCGGAAACGTCAACGAAGCTGGCCGAATGGTGCTACCAGATGGCTGATGCAATGATCGCGGCAAGCGTGAAGGGGATGCATTGATTACCGTTACCCTACCTTACCCGGTCAGCGCGAATGTCTACTGGCGGCACTTTCGCGGAATGACTGTCGTATCTAAACGTGCTCTTGAGTATCGCAAGTCTGTCAAGGCTATCTGTTATGCGTATGGCGTTCAGCCGATGGAGGGAAAGCTGGCCGTGTTCCTCACGTTATGCGCTAAGAAACCGAAGCGTGACACTGGCAAAGAGCCGCGTGTTATCGACCTGGATAACTGCGCGAAAGTGATGCTCGATGCGCTTCAGGGCGTGGGTTACGAGAATGATAAGCAGGTAATGGCGCTTTCGTTGAAGTACGGCGATCCGGTTCCGGGAGGGTGTTTAAACGTGATGATAGTCAAGGCATGAGGCCAGCATTCCAGACACGTCAAATACTGTTACGCAGCCAGCAGCAGGTAGACACGCTGTTATTCCTGATTCCGAATCTTCCGCTGGACGCCGACAAGCCGCTGGAAGTCATCATAAGGGAGCGGGTAAAGCAACGCGGTCAGTCACAGAATGCGTACTACTGGATGCGACTGCATGAGATAGCGGAGCGGGGCTGGTTTCAAGGAAAGTTGTACTCGTCAGACGTATGGCATGAGTATAGCAAGAAACACATCATGCCTGAGGAAATTGTAACGAAGGACGGCGAGATACGCAGCAAGTGGGTTGAATCGCCGGGCGGTTCGCGGGTCGTGATAAGTACGACACAGTTAGCGAAGGCGTGTTTTGCTGAGTATACGGAGATGGTTGAGGCGTTTGGGGCGGGTCTTGGCGTAAGGTTCAAGGAGAAGGGTTATGAGTGATGATGTGGTCACTATTTCGCGGCGAGAATACGAGCAGCTTCTTAAGGATTCTGATTGGCTGTCCTGCTTAGAGGCTGCTGGCGTGGATAACTGGGAAGGGTTTGATAATGCCAGGGAAATGTGGGCGGAGGAATGTCATGAGTGAGTGGATTAAGTGGAAAGGCGGGGAGTGTCCTATCAGTGAGGGCGCAAGGGTTGATATAAAGTTTCGTGATGGGGGTGTTTCGGAACACGGCCACGCTGGTTTGCGTTGGGATCATATTGGTTTGTCTGGAGATATCGTTGCTTATCGCTTATCAGAAACTCATAAAGAAAGCGGTGCGTTATCTGAGCAAATCGGCGGGGATCATTACAAGCAATTCAAGATTCAGCCGGTAGAGTACATACACGCTAACGGGCTAGGCTTCTGTCAGGGTAATGTCATCAAGTATGTTACTCGCTACAAGGACAAGGGCGGCGTGTCTGATCTGGAGAAGGCCAAGCACTTTATCGACTTGTTGATTGAGCTAGAGAAACGTGAAGGATGAGGCGCGGATAGATGGCTTGATCTGCTTGCTTGTGGTCATATTGTCTATCGTGACTTACTTGGTGATAAATGAAAACTAAGTTACGCGAGCTGGCTAAAGAATGCCCTCACTGTATGGGCTGCGGCCTAGAGAATCCTAACGGAAATCTGCTCTGTCTTGCGCATAGTAACTCGCTGGCTGATGGTCGTGGGGCGTATCACAAGAGCAATGACTTGTACGGGGCTTACCTATGCCACGAGTGCCACCAAAAGGTGGATATTGGGCATGGATGGGATAAGCCAAAGAAGCGCGAGTTCCATAATTTGGCATGGATAAAAACTATGAGATGGTGGATAGACGGCGGTCATGTTAAACCGTCATAAGGAGATTGAGTGACCACACACGCGGTTATTCCTGATACGCAGCAAAAGCCCGGAGTTGATTTCTCTCATATGACATGGGCTGGCGAATACCTTGCAGAGAAGCGCCCTGATGTAATCATCCATATGGGCGACCATGCGGATATGCCGAGCCTCAGTGAGTGGGATAAGGGTAAGAAAAGTTACGAGGGAAGGACGTACAAGGCAGATATAGAGGCTGCTATAGAGTCCATGGAGTTGTTCCTTGCTCCAATCAGACGCGAGCAACGCAGGCGGGTTATCGGCAAAAAGAAGCAATGGAATCCGCGCTTGGTCATCACATTAGGCAATCACGAAGATCGCATAAGCCGCGCAGTAGAGGCAGACAGAAAGCTGGAGGCGACTATATCTCTTGATGACCTGAAATACAGGGAGATGGGTTGGGAAGTAATCCCGTTCCTTCAGCCGATTACGATAGATGGGGTTTCATACTGTCACTATCAGACTTCGGGGGAAAAGGGTAACGCTATATGCTCTGCTGATGCTCTGGTGAAGAAAAAGCATATGTCGTGTGTTGTTGGGCATAACCAGAAAACCCAAATATCCATGACAGAAAGACGTGCCGATGGAGTTCCGTTGATCGGATTGTTTTCAGGGATTTATTACCAGCATGACGAGAAATACTTGGGGCCGCAAGGGAACATTCAACACAGACAAATCTGGTTAAACCACGAAGTAAAGGACGGTTTCTTTTACCCCATGCCGGTTTCTCTGGAGTTCCTGAGAAAGAAATACTCATGACCTGCTCAGGCTGCATTCACGAATGGAAGCGCGGCGCAGAGTGGCGTTGCGGGTTGGGCGAAAAGCACGGTATCAGGTGTACTTATTGGCG